AGTCAATCCAAAATGTCAGAAGAACTTAACACAAAGTTGGAAGAGCTTCTAGACGCCGAGTTAACTGAGGAAGAAGTTACAAAAATGGAACAAGATATCCAAAAATTAGATGAAACAGATGATTTAGGTAGTGATCCTTCAAAGGCCGCTGATAAAGCTAAGGCTGCGAAGAAGCCTTCTGCTGGTGGTGGAGATAAATCTGATCTGTCTAATGATGCGGAAGACCTTGGTCCTGCAGTTGACGATCCTAAGGCAAAAGATTCTGGTATGGGTAAAGCCGCTGATAAAGCGAAGAAAGCCAAACCTACGAATTCTGCCGGATCGGAGTCCAAAGTTAAACAAGGTGGTTCTGGTGAAGCTACTCCAGGTGAACCGATGAAGATTGCCGCTGGCGATGAAGTCGAACATGACGGAGAACAACTAGAGGAAGCCCGTATGACCAAAGCTGGTATGCTTGAGGATCTTGCGAAGCAACTTGAAAGTCTTGGTAAACTCAATAAAGCTGATCTTAAAGCTATGCATGAGAAAATCTCTGCAATCGCTAAGGGTGATAGTGAAGAAATTGAGGAAGGTAAGACGGATAAGGAACTTGAAGAACTCAAAGCTCAAAAGAAAGAAATCGAAGATCGTATGAAGAAAATTTCTGTGAAAGAAGATGTTGCCGCCCTCGTAGATGGCGAAGGCCTTTCGGAAGAATTCAAAGACAAAGCTACAACTATTTTTGAAGCTGCTGTCAAACAGAAAGTCAAAACAGAAATTGAACGGCTCGAAGAAGAATATGCTGAGAAATTAGCTGACGAAGTTGAAGCGAAAACCGCTGAAACAACAGAGAAAGTAGATGCTTACTTGAACTACGTTGTGGAAGAGTGGATGAAGCAGAACGAAGTTGCTATTGAGCATAAACTTAAAACAGAAATCACCGAGAACTTCATTACAGGCCTGAAAGGTTTGTTTGAAGAACACAACATTGCTATCCCTGATGAGCAATTTGATATTCTTGACGCTGCTGCGAAGCAGGCTGACGAAATGGAAGCCAAGCTGAACGAGCAGACAGAGAAGAATGTTGAACTTACTCAGCGTGTTGGGGAACTTGAGCAACAGGAAATTCTCGTTGATGTGGCTTCCGACCTAGCGGATACGGAAGTGGAAAAATTTGTCGGTCTAGCAGAAAGTGTTAGTTACGAAGGTAGTGAAGATTATCGTGGTAAGTTGAACACGATCAAAGAGAGCTATTTTCAACGGACTGTAAAGGAAGACGAAGAGGAGGCAGCACCTATTTACAATGAAAACGGTGACGTTAGCGATAGAATGGCTGCTTATATGTCTGCAATCTCAAAAGTAGGTGCGCAGAAATAACAAAAACTATAAATAGTACTAAAATATTTTAGGAGAATATAAAATGTTTCAATCAGAACATTTACAGGAAAAATGGCAGCCAGTACTTGAGCATTCTGACCTCCCAGAGATTAAAGATAGCTACAAGCGTGCAGTCACAACTGTAATTCTAGAAAACCAAGAGCGTGCGATGTCGGAAGATAGAGCCTTTTTGCGAGAGGCAGCGCCCACGAACTCGACAGGTAGTGCCGTCGATAACTGGGACCCGATCCTTATCTCTCTCATCCGTCGTGCCATGCCTAACCTTATCGCTTATGATATCTGCGGTGTTCAGCCTATGTCTGGCCCCACAGGTCTCATCTTTGCGATGAAATCACGATACACCAACCAGACCGGTACAGAAGCTTTCACGTCCGAGGCCGATACTGACTTTTCGTCCAATGACGCGGCTGGTGACCTTCAGTCTGACGACCATACTGGAGCTGACGTCCTTTCGGATATGTCTGCTCACGTTACAGGCGGTGGAATGACAACAGCCCAGGCGGAAGCCTTGGGTGATGCGACAGCTAACTCGTTTGCCGAGATGGCATTCAGCATCGACAAAGTGACCGTGACTGCGAAGTCCCGTGCACTGAAAGCTGAGTACTCAATGGAACTCGCTCAGGATCTTAAAGCCATTCATGGTTTGGATGCTGAAACAGAACTTGCGAATATCCTCAGTTCTGAGATCCTGGCTGAAATCAACCGGGAAGTGGTCCGCACAATCTATTCGTCCTCGAAGAACGGTGCCCAGACAAATACAGCGACAGCTGGTATTTTCGACCTCGATACAGACTCCAACGGTCGTTGGTCTGTTGAGAAGTTCAAAGGCATGATGTTCCAGATCGAGCGTGATGCTAATGTCATCGCTCAGGACACACGTCGCGGTAAAGGTAACATCCTCATCTGTGATGCGGACGTTGCTTCTGCTCTTTCCATGGCCGGTATGCTTGACAACGCCACAGGCCTGTCCAACAACTTGAATGTTGATGACACAGGTTCGACGTTTGCTGGTACACTCAATGGTCGTTTCAAAGTCTATGTTGACCCGTATGCGAACAACAGCACAGCTACTAAGTTCTTTGTTGTTGGGTATAAGGGCACATCGCCTTATGACGCTGGTCTTTTCTATTGCCCGTATGTCCCGCTCCAGATGGTGAGAGCCGTTGGTGAGCAGACATTTCAGCCGAAGATTGGCTTCAAAACTCGTTATGGAATGGTTGCCAACCCGTTTGCCACAACTGCTGGCGACGGCGTTATCGACTTGACCAACCCGGGTTCTAGCGCACGTAATATGTATTATAGGCGTGTCCAGGTCAATAACCTTATGTAGGATAAAAATACTCAACATAATAACTATTATAAGAGTATAGTTGGAGACCCCGCTTCGGCGGGGTTTTCTTTTGGTTGAATCATTATAAATAGTAGTATGGCCGATCCGACATATGATACCGCTGGAAATTTAAATACAGCACGCGTCACTGCATACAAACGACAACCGGACGTTATGGACTATGCTCAGAATAGTCAGTTCCGTGTCACGTTCTCCAACTATCCTTTGGCAGAGTATTTCTGTACTGCCGCTGTTATTCCAGGAATTTCTTTGGGTGTTGCAGAAGTTGGTACTCGGTTATCCAATATGCCAATCGTTGGCGATCAAATATCTTATGATAATTTTGATATGACCTTTTTGGTAGATGAAGAATTGAAGAACTATAGAGAGATACATGACTGGATGGTTAGTATAGGTTTCCCCTACGATCACAAACAGTTCAAATCTGTAGATCGTCGTGATGATGTAAATACACGAAGGGGTGAGAGGATGTTATATGATGATATTATGCTTACAGTGTTATCCAGTAAGAATAATCCAGTAGTCCGCATAAAGATGTTAGAAGCATTCCCCATAGCGTTGAGTGGTTTGGCCTACACACAGGCTGGTGTAGATGTTGAATACTTGACCGCAGATGTAACCTTTACATACATGACCTACGAATTCAAAACTATATAAATAAAAATGAGAGGATAGTTTGAATAGCAAGCCCTAATTTATACAATCTTTTTCACATAATATAATGTAAAAGACAATATATCTTTATACGGGTGGGAGGCTTTTGAACTACCCTCTCTTTTTTTAGGAATTTATTATGCAATTTAGTGAGATATCGGCAATGGCCGATGAAGATTTGAAAATTGATGACACGGAGTTAGATATAGAATCTCTCCGCACTCCACAATTACATAACAAGTATATGAAATTGTATGCTCAATTTTCTTCAAAATTAAAACAAACGCAAGATACGAGAAAAACTTTATATAAAGAAAAGTGGGAATACTATACTGGTAAGGCTCCTACAGAGGTGTATGTAGAGAAGCCGTTTGACTTGAAAGTATTGAAAAATGATGTTCAGATGTATATCGAGGCTGATCCTGAATATCAAGAAATTACCCAAAAGGAGGCATATTTTAATACTGTCGTAGATTACTTACAGAAAACTATACAACAAATTGCTAATCGTAGTTTTGCGATTAACAATGCTATCAAATGGAAAATGTTTTTGCACGGTGAGTGATGGATGTATTGATTGAAAAGTTTAATGAAGTCTACCTCAGAATTTCAGCTGATGCAGGAGCAGCTAAAGAATTACACGAATTCTTCTCGTTTGAAATACCGAATGCAAGATATATGCCGTCGGTACGCAATCGTGTCTGGTCCGGTCGTATTCATTTATTCAGTCCTGCTACTGGTCAAATATATGTGGGACTATATCCTTATGTCAAGGAGTTTTGCAAGAAGCAAGGGTACCGAGTCAGAGTAAATGGTGCTGTTGAAGCTGACAACGGTGTAGACAAACAACTTGTTCGTAAATTTGTAAATGGGTTAAAATCTAAAGTCAAGGTACGTCCGTATCAATTAGATGCCATTCATCATATTATCAATACCAATAGGGGTCTAATATTGTCTCCTACTGGTTCAGGTAAGTCCTTTATCATCTACTGCTTGGCCAGGTACTATGTCGATTTGTTGCAAGATCGAAAAGTTCTAATCATTGTTCCAACGACCAGTCTGGTAGAACAACTGTTTTCTGATTTTGCTGACTACGGTTGGTTCCCCGAGGACTTTTGCCATCGTGTATATTCGGGTATGGATAAGAATACCCCCAAAGAGGTTGTTATCTCTACCTGGCAATCTATATACAAACTACCAAAAAGTTATTTCAAACAGTTTGGTGCTGTCTTTGTTGATGAATGTCATCTGGCAAAAGCAAAATCTTTAGTCGGCATTATGACTAAACTACATGATTGTAAATATCGTATCGGTACTACAGGTACTCTGGACGGACAAGAGGTACATAGATTAGTATTGGAAGGATTGTTTGCCAAGCATACACAAGTCACAACAACATCTAAACTGATAGAAGATAAACAGTTATCTAATTTACATATACATTGCTTGGTATTGGAACACGATAAGAAACAAAGAATACAAAGAGATTATCAAGCGGAGATAGATTTTCTTGCTCAGTATCCACCCAGAAATAATTTCATAACTAAAGTTGCTTATCAGGAAAGAGGTAATACATTAATACTCTGTCGGTATATTGTTCAACTGAGACATTTGCATGAATTGTTAGAACCTATGGGTAGACCTGTTCATTTGGTCTATGGCCAGACACCTACTGATGATCGTGAGCAAGTTCGTTCTCTTGTAGAAAAACAAGATGATGTTATTATACTTGCATCGTATGGTGTATTTTCTACTGGGATCAATATAAAGAGATTACATAATATTATATTTGGTAGTCCATACAAAAGTCAAGTGAAAATCCTGCAAAGCATTGGACGAGGTTTGAGAACCGCTGATGATAAGGAAGGTCTAAAGGTATTTGATATCGCGGACGATATGTCTACCCCAAGAGGTAAACCTAACTATACACTCAATCATCTGAAACCGAGAATTGAGATTTATAACTCAGAAGGTTTTCAATACGATATCGTCCCTATCAAACTGAAAGAGAAGTAGTATAAATATTAATATGACAGAAGAAATACCACAGACAGAATTCAAAGTTATTAAACTAGATTCTGGAGAGGATATTATCTGTAAGGTATTGCAAGAATATTCAGATGCTCTATTAATAGAACGTCCTTTTGCTGTGCGTGAACAAAATGTGATGGATCAGGATAATGAAACTGTAGTAAATCACACTGGATTTTCTAAATGGGTTTCATTCACTAATGATCCTGAGTTTGTTGTATATAAAAATAAAATTCTAACAATAGGAAACTTGGCTCCAGAAGTTAGGTTTTATTATAAACATCTAGTTAGTAAGATGATTATAGAAGAACAGAATAATGTTAAAACAGAAGAAGAGGCTTTGGAGAAAATGAGACATCTTCAAGAAGCAGTTTCTGAATTAACAGATTCCTCCTCTGATATTGAAGATATTGCTGATGCTGTAGAAACTTTATCTGATGATGATGTATCTAATGTTCTTTATTTTCCTCCTACTGATAAAGATAAACTTCATTAACGCTCCTACATAGCTAATTATACTATGAATATTTAAGTTGTCAACCCAATAATGACAAAAAGTAAAAATATAATTTCTATTACGGATATTATTGAGAACAAAGTTCGTAAGCAAAGAGAATTAGATGATTACAATGTTCGATTAGAGGAATTACAAAGACAGAAGTTTTGGCTTGAGAAAGAAATACAGATGGCTGAATTTATTATTGCCGCAGTTCAAAGTGAAATATCACCACAGACGTTTGTTCAAGAACTAATCAATTATGAACTAGGTAAGATAGAGGAACCTGATGAATAGTATATTTTTTTTAATTTATTTGACAATAACACAATCTGGTACGATTGGGATGCAAATAGAGGATAAATATTTTCCCTCTTTAGATAGATGCCATAACTATATGGAAACAATCTTTTTACCAGATTTTATAGAAAGAAATCGTACTTGGAATTTTTATAGTTCAAAATATAGAGTGTTGGTAAAAGATTCTGAAGAAGGTGAGATGCGAGTTTATATGAGTTGTATTCAGAAACCAGAGATGCCGTGCGGATATGTTTGGCCGTGTGGTGAAATAGAAGTACCTACACCCGAGGAAGATATACGGGGTTGACAGAATATAGAATACCTGTTATATTAATAGATGTCTAAAACAAAAAAGGCATTTATTATGAGTATGAAGAAGTATGTTTATTTGGCAGGACCTATTGCAGGTCTAACAGAAGAAGAAGCAACGACTTGGAGACATGATGTTAATTTTATGTTGCCAGACAACATTATTGGCATATCTCCATTGAGGTGTGAACCCCTACGACCAGGAATGGTTTATACAGATGATGGAGCAACTGATAAGATGTGGAGTGATCCACGTGCTATCAATGCAAAGAACTGGTTGGACACAGAAAGTGCGGACTTAGTGTTGGCTTATCTTCCCAAAGAGATGAATGACCGAAGACCCAGTATTGGGACTATCATAGAGATAGGTTGGAGTATTGGTTTGAAAAAACCGTTGATAGTTGTTTCGGACGATAAACAAATAATGGAACACCCACTAATCAAATGTAACGCAGCATGGCGTCTAAAAGAGTTGGACGAGGCTGTAGAAGTTATCATTGGACTATTTGTAGATTATGTTTCATAGGAGATTCCTATGGCTACAGATAAGAAGAAGAAGCCACATTACGTCAACAATAAAGCGTTCTTAGCCGCCATGATCGAATGGAAGGC